AGTGATGATCGACCGAAAACAGAGCGTTCTTCGGAAGACAATCGAGAATATGTGGTGGACAGTGATGGATCCTATATTGAAGAGACGCACCAGCATTTTGTGTTGGTTCTCGGAGACGACGGATCGACCAGTTCTGCGTTGATTGCGATGAAGAGCACGCAGCTCAAAAAATCACGAAAGTGGAACTCCATGATCGCTTCGCGGAGCATGGTGGGTGCCAACGGGCCTTTTACGCCTTCGGTTTACTCTCACGTTTACCGATTAAAAACGGTTTCGGAAGAGAATTCCAAGGGCTCCTGGCACGGTTGGGATATTACTTTGGAAGGGGAGGTTAAAAACACGCAACATTACGGCCTAGCTAAGGCTTTCTCTGAGTCCATTTTACAGGGCGAGGTCAAGGTCAAGCATCATAAAGAGGGTGTCGCGGAAGACGACAAGGCCCCTTTCTAGGGATTGCGATAAGGGCGGTAGAAATACCGCCCTTTTTGCGAGCGGCTCATGTCGAACGAGAAAAAATTTGCGAGCATTTTCGATGGTCTGAAAGCAGCCTATGGCACCTACAAGGTTGACAACAAAAAACTGAATGGTAAGTCCACTGGAAAAGCGGGCGTCATTCGCGGTCCACGGACCCAAGAATTGTGGGAAGGACACCTTTCTGGCAAAGGTATATCCATTGGCATCATTCCTATCAATGAGGATAACCACTGCAAGTGGGGCTGCGTCGATGTTGATGTCTATAACCTAGACCACAAAGCCCTTCTGGCACGAATTCGAAAGCTCAAACTACCGTTAGTGGTGTGCCGCAGTAAGTCAGGCGGTGCCCACGTTTTTCTATTCACGACCGAATGGATCGCAGCGAAAGAAATGCAGGATGTCCTGCGCCACATTGCAGCAGCACTGGGGTATGGCGGCTCCGAGATATTTCCGAAGCAGATAGCCCTCAATTTAGAGCGCGGCGATGTTGGTAACTTCCTCAACACACCTTATTACGACCACGAAGACGGCCTGCGCTATGCGTTCAACGACGATGCAAGCGCCGCCACTCTTGAAGAATTTTTCGAGCTTTACAAAACACATGTGCAGACACCGGAACAGGTGTCCGCCTTAGCTGTTGACGAAAAAGAGCAGTTTCAACCCATTGAGGACGGCCCACCCTGCCTCCAGATTCTCTGTCGAGAGAAGATTGGTGAGGGCGGACGCAACAACGGCCTCTTCAACATAGGCGTGTATCTTCGAAAAGCCTTTCCAGATACTTGGCAGACAGAATTTCTCACCTACAACTCACAGTATATAAATCCGCCGCTGCCGCTGCCTGAGATTAACGTTGTGGCCGCGCAACTGGAAAAGAAAGATTACACCTACAAATGCAACGACGCGCCGATTAACGCTTTCTGCAACAAAGAGTTATGCAGAACACGCAAATTCGGCATTGATGCGGGCGTAGGCACACCGATGATTGCCAACCTCAGAAAATACAACAGCCAGCCGCCAGTGTGGTTTCTGGACGTGAATGGCACGCCCTTGGAGCTCGACACCGAAGGGCTAATGCAGCAACCCGTGTTTCAGCGATCCTGCATCGAGCAACTGAATTTTATGCCACGCAGCGTCACCAAACCTGTTTGGGAAGGCCGTATTAATCAGCTTTTAACCGACATGACCGAAAACGAAGAGAGTATCATCGAGGTGTCCGCCGATGCTTCCGTGCCGGGACGCTTTTACGCGCATCTCGAAGAATTCTGCACTTCCCGACAGCAAGCGCAGGAGAGAGAAGAAATTCTCTTACGACGACCGTGGACGGACGAAGCAGCGGGCATCACTTTGTTTCGGCTCGCGGACCTTGAAATGCACCTAACGAAGATGGGGTTTAAGAGCTATCGAACGCACCAGTTAGCACAGCGCCTGCGAGACATCAATGGGCAATCAAAACAAATTAACATTAAAGACAAGACTGTCCGGGTATGGGAAATTCCGTCATATACCAGTGCCACCACCGTAGAAATAGAAGTGCCTGATTTTGGCAATCAGGACGAGGTACCTTTCTAGTGTTTCGCATCTTTGGTCCCCCTGGCACAGGTAAGACCACGACGTTGCTTAATCTGGTGGACAAAGAGTTAGAGAAAGGCACGCCGCCTGCAGAAATCGCCTTTCTGGCGTTCACTCGCAAGGCAGCGGGAGAAGCCCGAGAACGTGCCGCCGCCCGGTTCGGGCTTGATCCGAAACAGGATTTGCCCTACTTCCGCACGCTTCACAGCCTCGCTTTTCGGCTGACGGGCCTTAGTACAGATCAGCTCATGCAGGGCGAGCACTATAAAGAATTGGAACAGCGCACCGGTTTTGAATTAACGGGTTCCGGGGCCGTAAACGACGATTTAACCCATTCTGTCAAGCGAGAGAGTGAGATTCTGCGGCTAATCACCTTGGCGAGATTAAAGCGCACCACTCTCCACGCCGAATATAATCAAACTCGCATTCAAAATAGCTGGACCGAGGTAAATTATCTGGCTCGCTCTCTTCAAAAGTATAAAGAAGTTAATGGCTTATATGACTACACGGACATGCTTGAATTGTTTATCGAGAAGGGTCCGCAAATCTGCCCGCACTTCGAATTGTGCCTGTTGGACGAAGCGCAAGACCTTTCCGCCATCCAGTGGGAGATAGCGCACATTTTGGATGAAAAGTCCACAAAAATGTATTGCAGCGGTGATGACGATCAGGCGATTTACAATTTTGCCGGAGCCGATATCGACCACTTCATCAATCTACCCGGCGGTGCAGAGATTCTGGAGCAAAGCTACCGCGTGCCCGCCACGATTCACGCGCTTGCAAACCGCATCTCCAGTCGAATTCATCGAAGATACCCTAAAAAGTACCTGCCGAAAGCAGAAAAAGGTACTGTGCAACGTCTTTTTTCACTGGACGGACTGGATTTTAGTCACGGCAACTGGCTGGTGCTCAGTCAGGCACATTATCAGACAAATCCGGTAGCAGAATACCTTAAACAGGGCGGCTACTTTTTTGAAAGAGCAGGCTATCCCTCGGTGCCATTGAAGGTATCCACCGCGCTCATGGCGTGGCAAAAGCTGCAGAAAGACGAGCTGATTGATCTTGACGAGGCAAAAACGCTGTACAGCTTCATGCGGGGTAACGGCGTGCGCGTAGCGCGAGGATTCAAAAGCATCAATGCCGATGAAGATGCCCGCTTCAATCTCGACCAACTGCAGCAACAGCACGGTCTTCTGGCTACCGCCGACATGGATTGGGAAACGGCGCTGGACCGACTGCCCGATGTAGATAAGGTCTATTGCTCTGCCATTTTGCGGCGCGGCGAAGATTTTTCCGGCATTCCCCGCATACGACTGTCCACGATTCACGGGTCAAAAGGCGGAGAGGCTGAAAACGTCATTGTGTTCAGTGACTTAACAGCCGCCGCTGATGACGCGGCGTACTACGACAGCGACACGCTGCATAGAATTTTTTATGTGGCGGTGACGCGGGCCTCGAAAAACCTTTTTATCGTCGAGCCCGAGCTTTATCAAAGGAGTTATGCACTATGAGCGACAAAAACCCGTTCGAGAATTGGCCGCAGCCGGAAGACGAATTGGAGAATGTCAAGTACATTCCCTCGGGCACCCCCGAGCAAATTCAAAGCAGCCTTTTTTTGTTGACCGTGTTTATTCGGCTGGTCGAGACAGATACTAATCACGTGCCACAACTGGACAGCCTGTGTGTCAGCGCACATGCCATGAAAAATCGCTTAAAAAAAGAGCTTAGTCATGACAGCAAGCGATAAAAATAAGAACTTTATGAATGAAGTGGTGGCGCTGATCGAAGGAGGACGCTCCGACGACTACGGTGATTCAGAGGTCAACCATCAACGCATTGCCGACCTGTGGAGCGTCATTCTGCAGAAACCCATCGAACCTCACGAGGTTTACCTGTGCATGATCGCGGTCAAAATGTCACGGCTCACGGAGTCTCCAAAACACCGGGATAGCTGGCTTGACATTGCCGGGTACGCCGCACTTGCGGAGAAAAACTAATGATGAATAAAAAAATAATTGGCGAAGATGTTTCGACCAAGGGCTTGCGCCTCTTTCGCGCAACAGTAGCGGCGGGTGAGTCAACAATTGTGTTTGAGTTTCAAGCCCCTTTTCCCGTGGACGCAACGCTTGACTATCAGCAATGGGCCATTCACGCACTGCTGCACGCACTGAACATCAAGGAAATTGTCATTCGAGACATTGAGCCAGTGGAGCTTCCATGAAGAAAGAAACGCGCCTGCAGTTTCCTATGTTTACCAACGCGACCTCCGAGTGGACGCCGCCGGAGACATTGCCCGACTTGAGCGGCGCCGCTGAAATGGCCGTTGATCTCGAAACACGCGACCCGGGCCTTAAAACAAGCGGCCCCGGCTGGCCTACAGGAAACGGCGAAGTCGTCGGCGTGGGCATTGCCACAGCCGATTGGTCAGGCTACGTTCCGTTCGGACACGGCGGCGGAGGCAATCTTGACAAGCGCATAGTCTGCCGATGGCTGAAGAAAATTCTGAGCGGCCCCGGCGATAAAATCTGTCATAACGCCCAATATGATATCGGCTGGCTGCGCCAACTCGGCATTCCTGTATCCGGGCGCATCATTGACACCATGATTACCGCGTCCCTGCTGGACGAAAACCGCTTCAGCTACAGCCTCAATGCGCTGTCGTTTGACTACCTTGGAAAAACCAAATCCGAAGCCCTGCTCACCGAAGCGGCGCGCGACTTTGGCGTGGACCCAAAAGGCGAGCTGTGGAAACTGCCCGCCATGTTCGTCGGCCCCTACGGCGAGATGGATGCCGTACTAACCCTGGAGCTCTGGCAGTTGTTCAAAGGCCAAATTGCCAAGGAAGAACTGACCAGCGTATGGAACATGGAAACAGCGCTGATCCCGTGCCTGATCGACATGACATGGAACGGCATACGAGTGGACACGGATCGCGCAGAGCGGACCAAACAAGAACTATTGAAACGAGAGAAGCAGACCCTGCAGCAGATTAAAACGCTTGCCGGGTTCAACGTAGAAATTTGGGCGGCAGCAAGTCTCAAAAAAGCGTTCGACGCGCAGAACATTCAATATCCTCACACCGAAAAGGGTGCGCCGAGCTTTGCCAAAGCGTTTCTCGCAGAACATACGCACGAGCTTCCGCGCCTTGTTCTTAAAGCCCGAGAACTGAACAAAATTCAGGGCACCTTTATCAACTCGATTCTCAAGCACGTGGACGCCGACGGTAAAATCCATAGCCACATCAACCAGCTCCGAGGCGACAGCGGCGGCACCGTCTCAGGCCGAATCTCAATGAACAATCGAATCTGCAACAAATCCCGGCTCGCGATCCCGAGCTTGGTCCGATGATTCGCTCTCTATTCCTTCCCAACGAGGGGGAG